AAGAAAGTATACCAAAATCTCTTCATTTTGATGACTGTATTGCCCACTAATTGGGTATTGACACACTTCTTTTCAGGGTAGTGTTTAGCCATTTTTTCAAAGACCTTTCGGTCAATCATCATAAATCCGGTCGGTCCGGCTTTAATTTCTAAGAATCCATCATCTTCGACTTCGACTCTATCTTTGTCTTTAAAGTGAACAATAAACTGTAATCCCCCGTTCTTTCCATATCCTTTCACTGGATAAGGAGTGAGTGCCACATCCACATCTTTTTTTGCTAAGCGGACCACGGCTTCGGGGTCAAATCCAATATCAGAATCAATAAAAAGCATTTTATCACAATCAGTTTCCATGAAGGTAGCGACACAATTGTTTCTTGCTTGGGTAATCAAAGCCATTCCTGATTGCAAATGAATCATGGTAGTAAAAGAAATATCGGGGTCTTTATGCCCAATTAATTTCATCATACTATTCATGTAGGTCGTGGTGACCTGGTGGCCATAGGCCGGTGTCGCAATAAATATTTTAACGTGCTTCTTCTCTTTTGTTGTTTCCTTCTTTTTTGACATTTATTTCTCCTTTATTAAGTCTAAAAAGTCTATCCATTCTTCTTTACGAGTTTCCCAAGTCCAGTATTTATCATAATGCTTTCTTTGAGTTTCATAGTCATGATCCCCAAATAAAATAGTATCCATGGCACTATTAAGAGAAGCTGCGTAGCGTTGGGCTAAAGCTTCATGATTAGGTTCAAATTCTGTGTAATCAGCAAAATCACCGCAAGTCTCGGTCAGCGCTCCATAGTTGGTGGTGACAACTTTACACCCCGCATATAATGCTTCGAGGGCTGATAAGCAAGATGTTTCTTCAAAGATTGAAGGGTACGCCAAAAGATGAGCTTTACCAACCGCTTCTCGAACGTCGTAGTTCGATGCATATCCATGGTAATTAATATTGCGTGTTTGCTTACATTTTTCAAAAAGTGGTTCAAATTTATCTCCCTCGGTTTTTTCAAAATCTTTTCCGTAGATTTTTGTGGAAGAGTAAATATCACATTCAAAATCATCACGCAAGTCATTTAGTATTTCAATGACTCGAACGAGGATTGACAAACCCCGCCAAGGGGTGGATGTGTAAATAAGGCGGAGTTTGTCTTGGTGCGAGGGAAAATCGGTTAAGACCATTGGTTCAATGGCATTCTTAATAACGACGGATTTATGTTCCGGTATTTGATAGCGTTCTCGAAAACGATTATATTGCCAATGACTCACATAGACAAAATAGTCAACAGAATCCACATAGCGTCGGTCCTGCATATATTGTACATTCGGTTGGTCATAGCTTAAATGTTGCCATACCACATTAATCTTATCCTTTTGAATAAGACTAGGATGACAAATAGAAGTAATTAAATTAACATCTTCTAAGAGCGTAGGCTCTATTCGAGAAGATAAACTATCTTTGAGTATTTCTGTTCCGCCTTTAGGTAACATTTCGATTCCTAAAAAATCCATCTAATTGGATGAGTTGATGATGTTCATTGTACATTAATTCAAAAACATCAATAAAGTCGAAACCGAGTTTGTCCATAAAAACAATCATCTCATGAGCCATGGGAGCTCCAATGTTATATTCGACCGTTTGTAATTCCATTAAAACTGTTTGTGCTTTACGAAAGATATCTAATCCTCCTTTGATAATATCCATTTCCGAACCTTGCACATCTAATTTAATCAAATCAAAGGTAGGTTCACTTGGAAATAAACTTTTTAAAGTGGTGGTTGTTCTTTTCTCTGGCACAAAATCAAATTTTGTATTCTCTTTATAAACACCATTGCCTGTTTCAATGCCTGTTTGACAACGATGATAATCAACTTCTTTGCCTTCAATATTACTTAATAAAGCAATTTTTGTTGGTCCTACTTTCTCTAATATTTCTCTTTTATCTTCATTAGCCTCAACCATAATGACACTGGCGGTAGGATAAACATCTCGAACCATTTTAGTCCATGTACCTTCATAGGCACCAATATCTAAAATGTTCCCAGGGATAAAACCTAATTTTTTATATGCGGTGAGTCTTTTGTAATGGTTATTCATCAGTTCTGCCGGACATTCCTATCAAATCCACTAATTGCGCAACTTTGACTTTAACGTTTCGTTGAACGTCTGCGTCGGTTGTATCAGTGTTGGGATCTGCAATATCGGCGTCAGCAGCTTCTTCTGATTCATATTCTAAATTTGTTCTAAGGTTTTTGAGCGTGATTTCTGTCGGCACAGAAAGAACAGGAACTTCTTGTCCATTGACAGTTGTTGTTCCCATAACTCCACCTTCTTTCTTAATTGGCATGCGTAATTTATACCTTAATCTCTATTTATTTCAAGTATAGAAATTACTCCTTGAACACTTGAATTACCTACCGTTGTTAAAATAGAATCGTTTTCTTCTAAAATAATAGGACCTTTTGCTAAATTAACAGTTTCTTTAGAGGATAAAGTATCGTGTCCAATTTCAACTGTTGTCGCTTCACTACTATCATATAAATGGACTTTTACATCCACGGTCCCCGATTCGTTAGCAAATTGTATATTTTGAATAACAGCTCTGGCAGTAGCTGGACATGTGTATGTTGTTGTTAAAACCGTTGTTGCAACAGGTATGATTGCATTTTTGTAAACGTTAGACATTAGTACCTCGCATTATACCAAGCAAAAGACTCGGCTCTATTTTCTGTTTCTTTGGTGTAAGTGCTATTTAATTGTCGAATAATTAATTCAATCGTTCGAATAACTTGGTCGAGCTGACCTTTTTGATATTCAACTGGTGCATCAGTAAGACGAGGTGTATTAATTTTAACCATTATCTCTTACCATCCGGTTGTGCATCTAATCGTAGTGTACCATAACGCCAGTTATCACCGACAGCATCACTTTCAATTTTAATTGCAACTTGTCGTCCTCGAATACGAGTATCCACTTTGGTTGTTGTAGAATATACAGTCGCTGTGGAAGCAGTGGTTTGAATACCCCCTGGATATTGTTTGACTTTAAAAGTCATATCCACACTTCCGGCTAAATCTTTATAATCAGGAATATAGCGTCGAACAAACATAATATCTTCTCCTCCTTCCACAATCTCTACATCACCGGATTCAATATAAGAAGTCATGGCCGAGCCATTGGCATCGGTTCCTGTTTCGTGTTGATAGAGCTGCGAGCGACCAGGAGTGACACCAATCACGGTCGGCGTTGCAGTCGCACTGGAAGACGGTAAATACTCCGTGGCAAAGGGTTTATCAAATACATCGGAGCCGACCCAAGTGCTTCGGTTTAAAGTACCCACGGTCCATGCATTTTCTCGATAAGAATAAGTCACGACACGGTTAATATAAATAGAATTTAAATCAGGATAGAACCAATTAATCTCACCAAACTTTAAGTTCACTCCTGCAAAAATAGAATTACGTTGTCCTAAATTTAAATTATCAAAAACAAAATCTTGTACCGTACAAGGCAAAGTTTTCACGGTACCATCGTACATAAAGAATGTTCCATCGGACATCCAATACACAATGTTTTCCGCTTCAATGGCCACATGAGGACCAATCGCACCACAGTTAGTACCAATTTGTGCAAAACCAAAAGTATAAGGAGGACCGACATATTGCATCGCATGCGCAGAGTTATCCGTTAAAATTAAAACGTCACCACGTGTACGAACAGCAGTAACAATGGTATTACCATCGGATAATCGTTGGAAACCGGCGGTGTTAATACCATTAGGTGTAAAATCAGTTGTTGATTCTTGATTACCAAATAAGACGGACATCGGATCAAAAGTAGAAGAAGAACCCGGTGTGGTTTCGGTTCCTAAGAAAACTAAGTGTCGATCGCGAGCAGACACAATCATAAAGTTGCTTTGATCCGGCGCATTCGTAAGCTCGGTCATTCGTGTTGTTGTTAAATTGTTTTTAAAAACAGAAGTATCTAATGTGTAAGTCTTACCATTAATCAAAGTGGCAATTAAGTCTTCACCAAAATTATCCAGTTGCCATACACGAGTACTATTAATATTAATTCCGGGACTTGGACTACTCCATGTACCAATACCCCAACGACCTGCACCCCAACCAAAACCAGAAGCA